GTCTGACGCGCGGATATCATTCCCCTGCCGCATGTCAGACGACTGCCGGATGTTATCTCGGTGGAAGACAGGGACATCCATATGGCAACTCGCCCAATGCTGGAATACGCCTTCGTAAATCACGCCAACAAGGTTAACGACCATCTTGTCGTGTTCGCCGGCCTGCACTTCGTAAGCAAGAACATCGTCCCAAAGACAGGGGGCCGACCCCATGATTAGGAGCCGGCCCCGGAACGCACCAAGCAAAGCAGTCGAGTCTAATCCCACTTGGGTTAGTCCACGACGTAAGCGAAGTATCCCTTGATAGTCGCAGCGGCCGGGATGGTCCCATCATTGATCTGAGCCGTAAGCGTAACGCCGCCCTGCGACTCAAAAAGGTAGGTTTCCCCACCACCAACGGTTCCGCCCGGATTGACAGACCCCGCCGTAGCAACAGAAACGCCATCGTCGAGACCATTCGGGTCTGCGACAACAGCATCGCCGTCGTCATCAGTGTAGGCCAGCCAGCCGAGATCCATCGTCCGACCCGTGCCCATGGCCGAGTAACCTAGCCGGGACAAGGGAAGGATCAGACGAACCTTACCTGCGGGGAGCTTCACCAGGTAGGCAAGCGAACCAGCGTCGCCAGCCGAGGATCCCTGAGTAAACTCGCAGGTAGCAATGCGAAGGCGTCCGTGCCACTGGTGAGAGGCCGGCATCTTCGCGGGGACATTCGTCGTCAGGGCGTACTCTGTCGACGACTCAGTGGTAACAGCCATTTTCAGTCTCCCTAGTTAGCCGGATCAGGACGGATCGCAGGCGATTTGCACGATCTTCTCTTCCTCGATACGGGTCGCGCCCGCAGCAAATTCGAGATAGACCTGCGTCGAATGGTTCTTATCCGCACGTTCGCTGACACGAACCATCACATCCTCGCCAATCGCCAGGCCGATAGCATTTCTGGCCCAAACGTAAACCAGTTCGTCGGAGCTTCCGTCGACGCTAAGCGACTCGTAGCGAACGAAGCGGATACCCATGAAGGTGTCCACCCGCCCCTGGACGAGGGCATAAACGTCGTTGTAGTCCCGGCTCTGGACTTCCGTCTCAGACAACAGCTTAGCCAACTGGTTAGCGTTAGCCACACAGAAGAGCTCTTCGTTGTCGTCGATGGCGTCGGCGGCAAGAAGGGTCTTCTTCGCGGCGATCAGCTTGCCGACGGTCAACCCAACGTCACCGGTTCCGGCGTCGAAGGAGTGGTTCGCAACGGCAATCTTCTGACCGGCCGGGAAGGTGACCGAACTCGCTGCGTCATCTTCGTCAATGGAATAGGCGGTGCCACCCATTGCCGAATAGATAACGCTGTCCATCTGCCGGCCAGCCGCCCAAACGGCGTTGGTCGTATACGGACCCTCCGGGTCGCCAATCAGGCGAATCCGGTCGGCGGTATCGATCAGGTCGGCCCAGTTGTAGTCGTTCAGCGTAACACGCCGACGGCTATGCGGGGTCGAAATCAGAGGGGTATCGCCATGGCGGCTCGTCTTGGCCTGCATCGCGGTTGCCCCGATGCGGTCGTAGTAACCGGCCTTACCCTTCAAGAAGTCGGGGTCGGTACGGACGAAGGGGCGAAGGCGGGAACCCTTCTGCTGCGAGAGAAGGATGAAGTTATCCTTGAACTGCTCGCGATAGGCATTTGTAACTTCGGTGGACATTGTTTGTCTCCCAAGCAGGGTTGAATCTACTTCGGAGAGTAATCCGGCAGCACCGGGCCCTTCCTTGAGCGTAACGCCGCTCCGGGCGGCAGGATTCGCCTGCTATAAACGGGCTCCTGGAAGGAGTAGTCCGTCAACGCGAGTTATATCATTCTTCTGTTTCTTGCGAAAGAGCCTTTTTTCCACACACGAAAAGAAAGTATTTCTCTGCCCGGCTTATTTCATCGAACTGAACAAGACGAGCGGCGGGCATGTTAGCAGCCGCGATCTTTAGGCACTCAAGACGAAGCACACGATCTTCCGGCTGAATATTTGGGATACCTTTTGGCATCATGCGGCCCCGGATATGGCATACATCCGCGTGATTTCATCGACCGCCGCCTTGTGGTCGGGGTGATTCCTGTCACGATAGGGGCTCTTTGGGTCAGACTGCGCGGCACGGATTTTCGCGCGAGCATCGTCTACCGTGACTACGGATCCACCAGAGCGGCCTCCGCTGCCCCCGCTATCAGATTCGGAAATAGACATGCCGATATTGGAAACAGCCCGGAATATGCCGGGGTTCTTATCCAGCAGACCGCGAATGGTATTGGCGTCATCAGCGGTAAAGAACTTTGTCAACGCGATTTCAGCGGCACCCTTCCGTCGATCATACTCTGCGCCGTATTCAGAACGAAGAGCCACCGCCGTTTTTTCGGCAGCCTCCTTCTCGCTCTCGGTTAGCTTCCCTATTCGCTCCTTCTGGTCGGCCACCATCCAGTTGAAAATCGCCGACGCCTGGTCTGTGGTGAGATTGGCATGATGCGCTGCTGAGCGGAACGCCTTAACCGCCTCTTCATTCAGCGGTACGTCCTTCGCCTCAAGCGCATACTTGTCCGCCGAATCAGGACGGCCAATGCGGGAAAAAAACTTTGCACGGTCTTCTTCCGAAGCACCATCGCCGGGTACACGCACCATCCCGCCAACCATGGACTTCGTGTCAATGAAAGCCCGCGCAAGCCCGGTAATGTCCTTGATATCCTTGAGTGCATCGTGGCTACGCAGGTCTTCGGGGAGGGTCTCATGGAATTCAGCCATTACTCACTATCCTTGTTTTTGTTGAGAACTGCCTGCTCGAACTCGTGCAGGTCAATGGAAGCCATGCGGGCAATCCGCAAATAGACAGCACGTTCGCCTTCACGAAAAGCAGTCCCATCAGGGCTGCCCTGTATAAAGCTCGAACGCTTGCCGAAAGAGTGGTAGAGATCAATGAGAACTTCGCGACCGGATGGAGTCGAAAATACATGCCGGTATGCGTCGTAGATCTTCTGGACTTTTTCATCTAGCTTCATGCAGAACCTTGCGCCTGTGCCTTTGCCAACTTCTCTGCAGTCTGGGACTGGACCAAGCCAAGCTGCGCCTGCTGGGCCTGCTGCTGTTGCTGGGACCGTTGCTCTCGAAGATCCTGGACCGTCTTGTCGTCGCGCATGACATTGCGCGGCACATCCAGGTTTTCGGCGTAGAGCCTGACAATATTGTCGGTATCAACCCGATCGAATGCTCCCGGATCGACGTTAGCAATCCCGGCAACGCCAGCAAGCCAGCGGTCGACAGCCGCAACTTCCGACATGCGTTCGGAACGGGAAAGAGGACCAGAATAGTGAACTTCGATCTCGTACCCCTGCAATTTAGCAGGGATCTCTGGGAATGCACCGCCATCAAGCATCATGTTGAATGCCCGGCGGGTAAGAGGGTTAAGAAACTCAGTCTCCATGCGGCCAAGAGTCGGGCCCAGAACACGCTGCATAAGCTCTACGCGGGTGCGTATTTCCTCGGCAGTCATCCTGTCAGATTGCGGCAATTCAAGCTGGTCAGCAAAGAAAGCCTGGCGAACCGACTGCCGAAGCTCCGCGAACTGCAGGCGGCTTGTATCGGGGCGGCTGCGTGATTCATAGAACCAGAGCGAATCCTTGTCACGTACAACCGTCCCCTGCCCCGGACGAAGGTCGACATTCCCGATAACCCCTTCATCTTCAATGAACCAGGGCGGGTCAAGCGACTTCTCCCAGTCCATCAGGGAAAGTTCGGTCCCCTTGTCGAGAACCTTGAGATCGGCAAGGGCAACGTCGCCCGGTCCGCGCCCGTAGCATTCTCCCGCGTTTTTCGTCCACCGGGAGACATAAACAGGAAATTCGTCGTAGCCGCCCTCTTCAACAATCGTCTCGCTCTCAAGGCAGATATGAACCGAAGCATACTTCTTGTTCAGTTGGTCGACCTTGGTTTCATCCCGGTCGGATCGCGGAAGGATCCAATGAATGAACCCAAACCGCGTCGTCACATCCCGCTTTTCAATGGCGTCCTTGATTTTCTTCGGAAGCTTCCCCTCGCCGTAACGGCTGCGGGCCTGCAGGGCCGTATACATCAGCAGGCAACACCAGCTATCAACCATCCCTTCGTCGTTTTCCTCGAAGATATACGACTCGATTGGATAGGACGTGAACCGGAACCCGTTGAACCGTTCCTTCCCGCGAGCCTTCTCGTGGAAAAGCGCAGCGGTGCCAAAGCCAGTGATATCCAGATAGAACTCATGGCACTGGCTATGGAAGTTGGAGGAATTGAACTGCCTCCAAAGACGCACGGAACATTCGCGGAGCCACGCCTGAACCTCGGCGTCTTTTGACAGCTCTTCCGAATCAGGGCCCGCGCCAAGCCGGAGGTCGAACCAGCGGAAGGCTCGGGACGTAAGCGTCCCCTGCAAGTTGGCGGCAAGGATCTCGTGCGCATGCATCCCGGTCGATGTATATCGATCCTTGTGGATCTTCGTCCCCGGCGTCTTCCTGTGCGTGATGTTGCCTTTTCGCGGGATCAGATGGTCGGCAATCTCCTGCCAGGCCGGCTCCCAATAAGCCCTTGTGTTTTTCCCCGCGTTATAGCGGTCGACAAGATCCTTGGCCGAGAGTGCCATTGTCTA